TATTAAAGCTTATTATTATAGAAAAGTTACTAAGAAGTTAAATAAACCCACTACTAAAAGGTGTCCTTATTGTGGAAATGATAAATTAGCTAACATACGTTCACAAAATAAAAAGATATGTTATGACTGCTGCTTTATTAAAGGTAGTAGAACTGAAATTAATTGGGAATTGGAAAAAGGGCAAAAGAGATTATTATGAGTCAAATAGTAATAGAGATAGATGAAAATAACAATAACCAAAATTCAGAAGATATTTTTGGTTTACATTCACAAGAATTTGATAACTCAGGAGAAAGAATACTTAGTTATCGCTTAGGGGATATGAATACACACATGATACTAGGCGAACTAACTAACGGTGATAAAGTATTACGAATGTCTTATAAACAAAAAGATTCTTTTTGTTTAAATTTCTCTAATGATGAATCTTTGCAAAATTTTGCAGAAGCTGTTAATGTTTTACTAAATCATAAACAAAAAGAAGATGATAATTAATAATATTGTAATTAATAACATTAAAACTCTTTCAGGAAGAATAGTAGAAACCTATTCAGGAAAAATTTTAAAAATCAAACAAGAAGGAGGTGAAATTGAGGAAACAACATTAAACGATGAATCAGAAGAGTATTGTAATAATCTTTTAAAAGCAATAGATGCTGAACTAAACCCAACACAATATGGATTAAAAAGAAATGTTTAAATATTTACTATTAATAATCGGTGCTTGTAATATAGCTATTTCCTTATTAGGGGACTTTAACCTACTATCTGCTGGTTGTTTAGCTGGCGGAATAACTTTACTGGGCTTATTCCATATTGAGGTTAAAGATGGTAACTAATTTCACACCTCAAAAAGTTCTCCACCTTAAGGATGAACTTAAAAAGAAAAATCCAAAACTATTTGGTAGTTATATGTTAACTCCTAAATTAGATGGCTGGTATGTCTATATGGAATACAACCCTCTTTATGGTTGGGGCAATCCTAAATCAAGTAGAAGCAGAGTAATTCCTGCTTTAACACACCTTAAAGTAGAAGCAGATTTAATATTACCTAAGCCGCAAAACTATTCAATATTAATAGGAGAAGCAATAATCCCTGATACACCATTTCATATTACAAATGGTTTGTTAAATAGAAGTATTGGAGATTGTCAAGCATTAGATGTTGAATTCCATGCACATGATTTATTAGTAGCGGGTATTAAAGATGATGTAGCACTTAATCGTTATAATCTTCTGAAAGAATTCATTCCAGAAAATTCAAAATTCTTTAAAAGGATTGAATTATTACTAGTTAGTGACTATAAGGAAAAACTATGGTATAATACATTTGAAAATTTAGTAGAAAATGGGGAAGAAGGCTTAATAGCAAAACGATCAGACTCATTCTATTCTCAAGGAAAAAGAAATAGTGATATTTTGAAACTTAAATTAGAGAATACTTTTGACTGTCTAGCAGTTAGACTCGAAGAAAGTATTGGTGAAAAAGGTCAAGATGCTTTAACATTAATAAGTAAAAGAGCTAATGGAACAGAAGTTAGAACAGTTATTAGTAAGCATAAGGATAAGGAGTTATTTAGAAAAGATACTAGCAGTATTATCGGAAAAATAGTAGAAATTAAATGTATGGAAGAACTGGAAGACGGGCAATTAAGGCAACCAGTTTTTAAAACAATTCGTGAAGACAAACATATTACCGACATTAACTAGGAAATAAGAAATGATTTTAGTATTAGACACCGAGACAACAGGCTTAAAAGCAACAGACCAAGTAATTGAACTCTATTATCATGCAATTGATAACAATTTTATAACAATTCCAGAACTTCAATTTCATAAACGCTACAAGCCAAGCGTACAAATAGATATTAATGCTTTTAAAGTACATAATATTGGTATGAAAGACCTATTAAAAGAGGAGAAAAGTAATACAGTAACTATTCCAGAAGAAACCCAATATATTATTGGTGCTAATATTTCTTTTGATATCCGTTTATTACAACAAAGTAATAAAGAATTAAATCTTGGGAACGTTAAATTAATTTGTATTCAGGAATTAGCTAGAATTATTAACAAAATTAATCCTGAAACCTACCCTAATGTTAAACTAGCAACTTTATACAAACATTATTATCCAACCTGTGAACTCAATGAAAGACAATTCCATAGTGCAAAAGAGGATGTTATAAAGACTCTGGCAGTTTTATTAAACATGCTTCAACTATTTCCTAATGTTAAAACAGTCCCAGAACTATATGATTTTCTGCAAACAATGAAAAAGGTGAAGAAATGACAAACTTCCTATTATATATATTAGTGTTTTTAATTTTTATTCTTGTTTTATCAGAAGGACAAAGGAATAATCCTTGTCACCGATTAGCAAGTCACCCAGAGCAATGCAATAGTGATAACCATCCAAGGAGATTTTAATATGAGCTTAACAGCAACCAAAGAAGTTTTAGATCAAGGTATTTCTTATAAACAAGAAAATAATTCCAAAAACAAAGGAGGTTCTACAAGTTATTATGATATTCCTAAAGGAGCTAAAACCCTTAACGACCTAATCGAATATAAGAATATGTCTCCTAATCTTCATGAAATCTTTAAAGCTACTTATGCAATTGATGAAAGAGCAAAAAGAAATATAGAAGGGCAAGATAGATTACGTGAACTTAATAAAATCAAATACTATTGTGAAAGAGAAATAGCTATTGAATTAAGGAAACAAAATGAAAAAGCCTAGCTATTTCTTACTTGGAGCTTGTTTTCCATTCTTCTGGATATTAATGGGAGGACTATTCTTAATAATATGCTTATTATTATTTTGTAAAGAACAAGTTGATAGAGTGTATGATTATTTATATAAGGATTTTATAATATGAATAAAATAGATCAAAAGATAGTTGGCTACAAGATTGTTAAAAAAGAGGAAAATTCAAAATCAGAAATTGAGATAGACTCTGAAATCGACGACAGTAGTCTTAGTAGTGTTACCTACAAATTCAAAGTAGAAGATGATTCTTACTATGTCCATCTAACTTCTGCAAATAATAAACCTTATTCTATTTTTATTAATAGTAAATGTGTTGAACATCTTGAAGCTATAGGCGCTATAACAACATTAGTCTCCTTATTGTTCCAATATAATGCACCTTATGATAAGATTGCAAAAGCACTTGATAAAATGATAAGTTCTGGTAAACAAGCTTATTGGGGAAAGAATTATGAACATCCTAATAAAAAGCGAAACTACCACAGTATTTACCAAGAAATAGCAGAAATAGTTAGGCATTTTATTAGAAATCTTAATAAAGATGAAAGTAATTTGAATCCTAAATTTGAAGAACTTCCTGTTTATGAGGAGCAATTAGTAGAAGTTGCTTTAGAGAAAGCAAAAACAGAAAATATAACTATCTATACACATGTTTGCTCTAGTTGTGGAGAAAAGAAAGCGATATTAATGGACGGTTGTATTACTTGTGTAGGTGGCTGCGGTTTTAGTAAATGCGGATAATAGGAAAATAAAATGGAAAATACAATAAAAGTATTAGATCACGGTTTTGTTAAACTACTTAATATTTCCTCACCTGTTAATAGAGAATTAACAGAAGAAAATCCTTTTTCAGCTAGAGATATTGATCCAGCTAAATGTGCTAGAATTTCATTTAATAATTTTGAACAGGAAAGAGAAGAAAATTTAGATTTAAAACTTGTTAAATACTTAATAGAAAATCAACACTGGACTCCTATTGAAATGACAGAAGTTTGGGTAGAAATGAAACTTCCTATTTTTGTTGCACGCCAATTTGTAAGGCATAGAACAGCTTGTATTAATGAAGTATCTGGAAGATATGTAACATTACCAAAAGAATTTTATATTCCAAACATAGTAGGAGGAAAAGCAACTAATAATAAACAAGGACAAACAGATAATTTAAATTATGAAACACAAAGATGGTTTCAAGAAACATTAGAATTTAATTGTGAAAATAGTTACAGAGACTATGAAGAAGCTATTTTTCAAGGAGTAGCGCCTGAACATGCAAGACTATTATTACATCTTAATCATTATACGCATTGGATATGGAAACAAGATTTAAGAAATTTAATCTCATTTTTAAATCTTAGATTACATTCCCATGCACAAATAGAAGCTAGAGAATATGCCCAAGCAATTTTAAATCTAGTTTCTAAACAATTACCAAAAACATTTGAAATTCTAAATACAATTAAGGGATAATTATGAAACTAAAACTATTTTCAATTTTAATTTTAAACCTAATTTTAATTCCAAATTCAAAAGCAGATTTAATAAATCCAAATGCAAAATGTAAATTTAATCAAAACTCCCTAAATAATCATGGGACATTCTATAATTGTAAAATTACAAAAATCGCTAAAGGAGCTGATTTATCAAACTCAACTTTTGTAGATTCTGATATAACCTTAACAAATGCAAATAATATAAATTTTTTCAACACAACTTGGAAAGGTTATTGTAATATTCGTTTATATGGTGAATCTTCTAATATCTATTTTGGTAAAAATATTTTTCTTAGTACGTTTATCTTTATTAATACGACAAGTAAGTATAATCTAAATGCAGCAAAACTTTATACACCTTATGGAGTTAGTTTTGAACAAAGTATTTTTAAAGGTGCTGATGTTTCGGCAATAGATTTAAAAAGTTCTAACTTTAATTACTCAAACTTCTATAATGGTGTTGTTAGAATAAGAAATACAGGAATATTATCTTGGACTTTTTCTACATTAAGAAATACTACAATGTATGAAGGAGGAATTTACTCAAAGTTTCCGGCTGGAGGAACAAATTACTTCTTTGGGACAAAACTTATTAATACTGATTGGACAGGAACAGAAGTTACTGCAATAAAAGAAAGCCAATTTAATAAGATTCAAGAAATTTATATGGAACAAACTTATAAAATGGTAAATGGAAAAAAGGTTTTTGTTAAATGGAAAAATAAAAACTAACTTCAAAAAAAACTCAAAAAATTCCCAGCGACCTACTCCACATAACAAACTATTATTGAAATAGTTAATAAAACCCACCAACAAACTCTCCTGGCGACCTACCTCCTATAAGGAACTATTAACACTCCCACAAGTTATTAGTTCCTTCCTCTTTCCAACCAACCAATAACTATTTAAAATTGGCACAAAACTTGCATAACCACATAAAAATCCCTATATATAAGGAGTAATTAACCAATAACCCAAACAATAACAATATCAATAACTTACAATTCTTTGTCCATATTCTTTACAACTCCCAATTAACCTAACTTATTAATTCTTAACACCAATTAAGCCAAAAACAAAGATTGTAAAGCACCTTTTACAAAATTCCTTTACACTTCAATAACTATTAAAATCAACAACTTATCAAAATACAGCTTTTAAGTTGTCCGATTTTCTTACAATTCCCTACCATTAAACAACGTAAAACCATTCTTAATAACTATTATTAACAATTTTTCTATTATTAATAACTATTAAAACAATCACTTGCAAATAATATTCACAAACTTGTGAATGTTGGCACAATGTCTGCATTATTATTATCGTAACAACGAATAACTAGCTACAAAGATTCAAAACTTTTTTACTAATAACTAATAAAAAAGATTGACAAACAAAAAATAGCTAGTATAATAGTTACCAAGTTAGACAGAAACAACAAACTAACTTTAAATAAGTAGTTTTAATTATTAATCACTAACAAAGGCGATAAAATGTATAAAAATTATATAGAATTAACTATCTTCTTTTCTTTAGTAGATTTAACAGAAGTTACGTTAATAAATGGTACTGTTAAAAAGATTGAAGAACTACAAGCACATGATAAATTTGTAGTAGATGAAACAACTTTTGTTGTGGTTTCATCTTTTAATGCACTTTTTATCTGTCATTGAAGATAAGTAAATGTTAACCTTAACAACATTAACTAATAATGTTGTTATGGGTAACTAATTACCAAAAAATCAATCTATATCTAACTAGGAGAATTATTATGTCCACTGAATCATTAATCGCCAGACACATGAAAAAGAAGTTGATCGCAGCAATAGTAAAATATCAAAGAGATTATGACTTAACCGCTGCTCAAATAGCTAAACAGGTTAATAATGAGCTAGATACTTTTTTAGAACCCACAACAAAAATGTATGTTAGTACAAGAAAAATTACTAAAATAATTGATATGTACGAGGGCAAATATGAAGATAGTACCTATACTATGCACGATTTTTTACAGGATACATCTATAGAGGAACTTCTTAATATAGTATGTTCAATAAAACAGATAGCTATTAAAATCGATGTAATTTAACTATCTGGGCAATAGTTTTAACTATTGCCCAATATTAAAAAGCATTTATTAAGTGCTTTTTACTATTAACATTAACTAAAAGGAAAAAATACTATGAAAACTTTATTAATACTTGCTGCTGTTCTTTTTTCATCTTCTACTATTGCCGCCGTTGATTTATCCGGTACAGGTATACCTAGCCCCACTAACACAGGATATCATTTCACAGCTAAAATCGCCGTAAAGAATGTTGTAACTGGTAAAATCGAAGTAGTAAAGGATGCTACTAGCTGCGCTTCCCTTGCTGAAGAATACAAACAAGCTATTAAGCTTGTAAATACGAAGGCAGGAAACACAGACGTTAAAGTTAAAACTTCATGCGCTGCTAACAAAACCGGTAAACCAATTGGCTGGAAGATAACTGTCCCAGCCGGTGTTTTTAACTCTTAATAAAGAGAATATCATGCCATTACCAAGTGAAAAATTAAAAAGTAAGTTGTTGTTAGAAATTGAGCAATACGTAACTGCCAATAATACTAATTACTTTCAAGTTGCAGGTAAAATTAATATACATTATGGTAAAGATGTTGCTAATAAGACACTATTTAAGCAACAAATTACGGGGCAAGTTGCTATATCATTAAGTAAAACTATAGATTATTGGTTGGCACTGTTTCCGCATGATTTAGGTATATAGTTATGCAAAACCTACCAACTTGGAGCACTGAACATTTTTTTAACTATAATTCTAACAATGGAGGTAAAACAATAAGTATTAATATTAATAATACTATTAACTACTTAACAAAAAAACAATTCTTACGGTTAACCTGTACTTTTTCTTTATCCGGTAGTGATCGGGTTTATAAAATTACAGGTAATGAAGTGAAAACTCTTATCTAACAAATATTGTTAGATATTCAAACTAAACTAAATTAATATTAATATTAAAGGTATATTATCATGACTTCTCAAAATTCCGTTGTAACTCCAGTTTCTAAACTTTTCGATAAGCCAACAACTGCTGATGGTGGATTTAAGGCACGGCTTTGGACTACAAACGCACGAATTGCAATGTTAAATAACTCAATTGCAATTGATCGGATTGAACCTGCTGTTAATTATGAGTTTTCAACCCCAAAAGGTGTTTATATAGTTGGTAGTGATGTGCTAGCAGGCAGAGCACTTTATGAATCCTTAGCAGCTACTAACGGGGCAGAATTAGACGACCTTTTACAGCTTATGAGTGAAGGGTATCTGATAAACGCACAAAAACAAGCCGAATTAGCCGTCAAAAATAGCCAAGGCTCGTCGAAAAAAACGAGCCTTAGCCCAGTGGCCGCCGTTGAACGTGTGCTGACTAGCGGTGAATATTTGGCCAACTGCGTTAAATTATCTGAACCCGATTTAATGACTTTTTACAGTCAAACACATAACCTAGATAACCTAAAAAAAGAAACTTTAATAGGTATTATCAATGGATTAAGACAACAAATAGTTAATGAAAACCAATTGCAACACTATAAAGGCATTATACTTGTTGAAGAACAGGAGGCCGCAAAATATGCGGCATTAACAGATATTGGTTTTATTAACATTAGTCGCTTAACAACTGGCTTAATTAACTGTCAAATTAGTATGATTGATTTTGCTAATAATGCACTTACTAAAATGGTGCAAGCTGGTTTCCAACTTAAAGGGGACATTAGACCAATTGAAGGCAATTTATTTGCCCTAACATTAGTTGAAGGACAACCAAACATCTAATAATCTGTTAGTATAACGTAATTCCTTAGCTATTACCCAATAAGTAGTAGCTAAGTGTATTAAATATTATTAATATTATTAAAAGGACATTAATTATGATAAAAAACTTACTGATTATACTAACAATTGTTAGTATTTTCGCATTTCAAGCTATTAAAAGTAGTATTCCAGCTTTTAACAGTATTCAACAACAATTAGCATCAATTGAAAGGTATTAATATGATTACAAAAGAGCAAGCACAGAATAATAAGTATTTTCTTCAAACTCGTAGCTTAGATAATAATTTATTAACAAAACCTAATAAATGGCGTGCTAATGGCAAGTGTAAAACTTGGAAGCGCCAACCGGAAAGATTCCAATTACCAATTAAGCATGGTTTATACGACTATGCTTATATTACTAATGATAATGCTCACTTATTTATAGTTGAATAATTAGGTACTAACATGCAAGCATATACAACCCTACACAATAACATTCAAAATACAGTAAAACAACTTAATAATCTTAGGTTAAAACATGCTAAAGAATGGTTATTAATAACTATAACCATAAGCAATACTGAACATATAGTTTTAAAAAGTTATAATGTCTGGATTCAAAGAATAGAATATAGAGATAATGGTATTATTTCTAGGATAGATGGCAGTCCTATGGACAATAGCGTTAAATCTTACAAAGCTTTTTTATTTAATTACTTACAATTTTTAAAATAATATGAAAACATTCCATAATTTCATTATTGCCCTATTAATATTATTATTAATCTCATTAATAGAGACTCTTTACAGATTACTAGGCATTGATACAATTAACTAATTAATAAAGGCATTAATATGTGTAAACTATCTGATAAATACGATCAAAGTGTTATTAATAAACACGGAAAAATAGAGATACATAAAATAACTAAGGTTCACCTATTAAATACTGGTGATATTATTGGCACTATTACCCGCTACGATACAAGAAACAGTATGTTTCTTAGAAACAAAGCCATATTTTCTTTCACTTCTTACCTTTGGACAGAATTATAATATTATGAATACTGTTAAAACAATCCGCACTTATCTAGGACTAACATTAGTAGAAGTCGATGCTAACTATTTAATACTAGATACATTTAAGAATAATAAAATCCTTGGTTTTCTAGTCACTGACAAAACATTATTAATTGATGGTATTAATATTTGGCTTTATTATGTTAATAATATTAATACTAACTTAGATGGTTTATTAAATGTTAGTCCATTAGTTATTAATAATGCCCTATTCATTAAGCAACTTAATAATCTACCGCTTAATGATTTATCCTTAGCACTTTTTCTTGAACAGCATAATTAATTATGTCTACTTACTACGACTTTGATAACTATACAGCTATGAATAAACCACGAATGACAATTAAAGATATAAAGTCACTACTTATTATTCTTAACGCTATTAGCACTAAGACACAATATGATTGTAGCATAACTAAGTGCTCATACTGCCTAATAGATAATACTAACACTATCATCCTATATGGTAGGACTAAAAGTGACTTATTCAGGCAATTAAGCGCCTTCATTGATGGTTATAAGGCTGCACTTAAGACTATTAGCCAACAATAACAAACAATATACATATTATTATTATCACTACTAATAAGGAACAATAACCATGTCACAAGTAACATTAAAATCTATTAAAGCACAATATTCTGATGCTAACAAAGTAACACAAGTTGACAGTAAGCAGTTATTCATAGTCACTTATAACAACTACTCATTAGCCATTAGCTATAATACAATCATTGCCTTTAAGTTATTCATGGGCGCTTGGTTAATAACTACTAAGAAGTACAGCCTTACCACATCCTGTCATTGCAACAAGTTAACAGGCAGCCATATTAACCAAGAGCAGTTAACAGAGTTAGTTAGTAAGTATCATCTTAATAGGTAACAAGCTAACAGTTAGTAGACATTAACAGCAAGTAAGAAGAGCAGGCTTAACAGCCTGCTTTATTAGATATGGAGAAAGGTACTTGGAGGAATGTTGTATGTATGCGTGTGAGTAACAAGGAGCACATTTATCTACCAACTATTTCCTATTCCATAAGCACTTAACTAATTACAAAGGCGACCTCGCCAGGTATTAATAACATAATAATACTTATAAGCTATTAGAAGAATAGAAATAATAACTAATAGTTATAATAATAGTATTAGTTAAAGAAAAGTTGAATAAAATCAATGATTTAAGATTTTCTTTCAGAAAATCAACAACTTAAGAGATATTTTGTACATTTTTTGTATATATATTACTTATAGACAAAACATGTACAAATTCGGGTATTCTTTTTTAAATTCAATAACTTACAAAATTTTTATTGTACAGTAATTTTTATGTACAAATTTTCTCAATCCCTGTATACTGATCGATCATTTCACTAAGCCAACCAAAATAACTAATATGGATATAAATAAAATACCACAATTAGCTAACCAAACATTTAAATCCTTCAATGACCTATCAACCTATCTTGGAAAACCAAAACTAACAGGTAATGCTAAACCAGCTTTCTTAAAAGAACTATCCCTATATGTTAAATATGAGCAGAATGGTAGAAGAATAATGATAAAAGAAGTTTATAAAGAACCATTAAAACCATTAAAAACCTATAAAAAAGATGCTCTTTGGGTTAATGAAGCTGTTCATGATATTATTATTAACCATGTAATAGAGATTAAGAATAAATTTCCAGATAAAGAGGTGTTTTTAAAACGATATGAATTAGCTATTCTTGTTAATATTGTTAATGAGGAGTATTATTTTAATAGAGATAAATACAGTTGTTCAAAAGATAACACATTAGCAGCAACAAATTTTTATAAATTCTCTTCAGAAGCGCTAAGTAATGCTCTTAAGACTTGCATTAATTCATTAGCTACTAAGAATAGATTACAATTCCTTGATACCTATAGTATAAGATATGTTGACAATGGTGAAGTAGGTTATGCAAATAACCAACAATTGCAAGCAATAATGGAGGCAAAAAGTCTAGTTAGTATCCCTTCTTATGGTAATCCAGGACAGAGAAGATTATATAATAAGGAAGTTAATAAGGAATTAGAGAAGATATTAATGGAAGATAGTAGGGATTTTAGGCTTTTTAATATAGTTGAAAGAGGTTATCAGTTTTTTCCATTGGATTCTACTGTTAAGAGATTAGAACAAGAGTATTTATTAGAAGGACGGAAGCATATGCCTAATAGTATGAGAAAGGTACTTATGGAAAAGCTAAATAAGTCTATGGATGAGCTAGGATTTTTTCCTGTATTTCCTTTTAATAAAAGTACTGAGGAGTTGAAGGAGGAGTATAGAGGAGAGTTTGTTGAATTAATAGATAGTGAGTTGGGAATTTGTTAGTGGGAAGAATATTAATAGTGGGAGGGGAAGAGAAGGGGTTTAGGCTTCTCTTTTTTTTTGTTAATTTGACGTTACGGCTAGTATTAATAAAAGTCCAATTAAAGCTAGGATTAGAATAACTGCTTGGGCAACTAATTTAAGTATGGTTAAGAGGGTTTTCATGTTAAACTACCGTAAAAGCATGAGTAAAAGGATGTAAACAATCCCCATTAGGTGATGTACTCTTAAAAGTTAACAAATAACTCCCTGCTACAACACTATTAAAGTATAAAGGAGCAGCACCACTTTGATTAACACTAACTGAAGTCCCTACATTTGTTAAAGTACAGGTATAAGTAACATCCGGTTCATTAATAATATTACTATCAAACCAACTATTAAGGATTTTTGTTGTCTGATGTAATCTATTTCTTGAAGAATAGGTAATTGTTAATGTTCCAGCAGTAACATTAGCTGGCCAATAACCATTATTAATTCTAACATTTTGTGGTGGATAAGGTAAGTGGTATCTTCCGGCAATAGTATAAGTTAAAATAGGCGCAGCACTTTCAGCTAATGTTCCAATTGGAGTAACATCTAATAGTTTTGTAGAAACTGTTTCACCAACAAAATATTCCTTCTGATCTGTACCATTAAATGATTGTATAGCAAAACAATCTGTACCAGCACTATGTTGTTTAGGATGTGTGTCCATAACACCACGTTTAACAGTTAAGGTACTGCCACTAATAGCAGTCAGAAATACTAATTCATCCCCAACAAGAATAGCACTATTAATATGAAGAAGTTCTTTATCAATAATATTAGTCATTACTATTGTTGTATCATTATAATCTATTGCACTTTCTAGTTCAAAGAAACAACAAAAATTAACAATACTACTACTTTTACTATAGGTGCTTCCAGTTGTTGATAAGATTTCCGCATGAATACTAGAGGGAGACGGTGAAACTGCTCCAGTTAATAGGTAGTTTGTATCAGTATCAACCTTCGCAGCCTCAGCATTACCCTTTTTACGTGCAAAAAAGTAATAAGGAAGTTCAAATTGAACTGTTTTAGTTATAGGAATAGGTGTTTTTAATGGGCTTTCCCAATTAGTACCATCAACTGTATCTAAGTCTTGAACATTAACAGAGAAAATATCTTGAATAACGTTAATAGTTACTGAACTATTATTAAGTGTTCCTAGATTAATAGATAAAACTCGCATAACCAGACTTCCAATTTCTGATGTATAGTCTGGCCAAGTCAATATAAAGGCATCACCAGGATTTAAGAAGTTTGCAGCCGCAGAAGCAGTAATAGTACACGAAATTAATGGATAACTAGCTTGTGCTAACTGTTCTTCTGCTAAAGTATTAGCTAAATTAGAATCAGTACAACCAAGCATCTTAATAGTTTTACTAACTTCATAGCCTTGTCTAGCTACAAGGGAGGGATTAGCTTTAATAATGGTAGCTGTTTCCCAGTTATCCTTATTCGTATATTGTAAAGTTACAGAAGATATTAATTTTCCTATGGTGGTTGTATGAAAATTATCAACCTTTCTTATAATAGTTTCATCAAGAACAGGTAAAGAGGAAGGATTAGCTATTTTTCTTAATAAATTAACTTCAAACAAGCCGGTTGTTCGGTCTTGGTAAAGTTCACAGTTAGTATGAAGTTTAACTTCGTCAAGAAAATTATCAATTTCCCCTGTATTATTCCAAAGCCAAGAAAAACCTCTACCTTCGTTAAAACAAGTAGTAGCTGCTGTTAGGAAACTAGCGCCTATTCTTTCTTCTGGTACAGATAACCCCCACACTTTATTAGTAAGTATTTCTCGTATAACATGTATAGGATTAATACATCCTGATAGTGGTTCAGAAACACTATCAGCCCATTGAGCAGTTCCATCTGTCTTTTTATGTATTCTAGCAGCTTTAACCCACCAAGGTTTAAAGTAATAGTTAGTCCCAAGCCACATATCTTCTAATATTAAGCTAACAACGCCGCGATAAGCTGTAGGTTTATCTTGAAATTGTCCTAAATAGCTAGAAGCTGTTTGAGTTTTTGAACCAAATAGTGCTCTAATATTTCCTTCAATACCTCCTTCCCTTCCCAAGCCTCCAAAAGCATCAGGTTTGCTGATAGTAATAACATCACCATCAATAGCTGTTCCTGTCCAAAGGGTTTTTTTATTAACAACTACTTCCTTAATACTATCGATAACTCCATGACAAAGAATAAAATGGAAGCCTGCATAGTAAGTTGTTACGTCAATTGTATTACTCTTTCCCACACTATTCTCCTAATTTATCTTTATATTTAAAAGCAAGAAGATCTAATACCATTGCATCATCAATAGCTAGAAGTTCACTAGCTTTCATTCCATGCCTAGTAATTGTTTTCCAATCAAGATTAGCATTAATACAGAATTCTTTCCAGCCTGGAACACAACCGCCCCCATAAGAATCCCTAGCGTCACCAATAGTAACTAATCTATTCTCTTCTTGTACTAGTAGTTCAAGTCTTTGTCTTAACATTACTTACCTCCAGCATCAAAAGGTTTCTTAATAATTTTTAAATTGCCCCACCAAGCAATGTTAACTTCTTTTATCAGAACTGTTCCAAAGATAACAGGTATTGGTTTTCCTAATTCAGTGACAGGAACTTCTAGTTTTTGATCTGTAGTTGGTGGAGAAGGAGGTTTTTGTAGCAAGGACATAATCATACTTGCTACTGTTAAAGCTAAAGTTATTAATAATATTGCTATTGGCATTATACAGCTCCACCAGAAGAAAATGGATTAGTTATTGGATGATAGTGGAAGCCACCAAAATTAAGAGTATTAGAAAATTTTTGACAACCTGTATAAGTTAAAGAACAGCCAGGAGATAAGGATATAGTTCCCGCTAATGTTCCTCTAAAAGCACTTTCAAGAGTTATTGTTGTCCCACTATGAGATATAATTCTTCTAACTTGGCCGCTAATAATTGCTTTTCCTCCATTATAGTAACCTGTAGCGTGAGTTATTCCGGCTATTGTTATAATATTACTATTAATACCACTAACAGTAAAACTATCTACGAAAGAAGCTTCAACAACACCACAAGCTTCACTATATAATGTGTGTCTGCATTGTAATCCTACTTGTTTAGGTAGGGCAGTATTCTTAAATCTACTATGAATACTATCACAAATCAGGTCAATATTAGTTCCGCCCCCTTTTGCTTCTAATACTCTACCTGACCAAAATAAATTTTCATCCCTATAGATACTAACTTCAACATAAGTATCTCTAGGGTATAGTAATACATCTTTTGCAAAGCTGTTGTTACGGGCAAAGGAAAAAGTGACAGGGCTTTTAGTTAGTTTTGAGGTAATTTCAATATTACTTCTAGTTACTGAGGTTGGAAGGTATAGTTTTCCACCAAAAAGAGTTGAAAGTTTATGTGGTGTGAAAGGATATTCTATATTACCGTCTTTAAATAAGTAAAGTTCTTTCATAAAACCTCTAAAGTTCTTGCTGCTACTTGCATGATATTGGGTTTATAATTAACACTAACGCTATCACTAGCTAATCTAGCTTTTATCATGAGCTGTACACTTGTAATATTATTAATATCTCTTATCGGTGTGGGAGATAAGGTCAGAACTTCTGTATTATTACTAGCTGTTACAGAGGAAGTAATATTAAAATAATCTGTCACATTTCCAATTACTTTTATTGCTTTTATCTCTGAGAATCGATTAATTCCTGAATATTTAACAGTAAATGTTGCGCTTCCGTTACTAATTGTTCCAACTGCTGTTATTGTATCATAACCAAAGGGAAAATAAAAGACAGTTGAACGTCCTTTTAGGTAATAAAATAAGCTTCTGTAACGATTATCAAATTCTTTATTAAGACTGACAAGACTCAGTGTTTGTCCGGTTCGATTGTAGTTATCAAGTGCAAGAATCTGCCTAATACCTATCCCAGAATTATTATAAATTTCAACATCTGTACTATAATCGGTAGAATCATCAGCAGTATTATCTAATACTTCCTCAATAATTGGTAAAGAATTAAAAGTATTTATTGGGGAATAATTATAATTGTTTGTTAATACGTCACAAGCTACTTTTAAATCTGCTTGAGTACGGCCACCAGCACGTCTTTTAAATGTTATTGAGTTTGAATTAATTCCTGCTACAAATCTAGCAATATAAGCATTAGTTTGTGTTAAAGCAATTGGATTTTCTGTAGTTATTACAGAAGATGTTAGGGATAATACTCTAACAACCTCATAAGTACGATAGTTTGTCCATATAATAACATCATCACCTACCGCTAATTGAAGGTTAGTATTAGAAAGATTGAAGGAAGTATGGGTTTCAATTGTACTAACTCCCTTATAACTTTGTGACCAAACGGGTAAGCCAACATAGGAAGTAGTTATTAAAGCTGCTAAATTCCTAGCTATTCTTTCTTCTTCAACATCATCAAAGATATAATTATAAGATAATTCAAACATCGGTACATCTGTCAAGCTTATTCTTGTTTCTCCATGACGAGCAGGAGAAATATCTGTTACCCAAGAATAAGTTTCAGAAAAATTCTTATCAACTCTGAAAGGGAATATTATTGCTCTTAACCCTATTATACTTAGTGTCGCTGTATATCCACCAGAAGTTAAAGATAAAGCTCCAGCTATTTGTGGGGCTCCTTCTGCTGTAACATGAACATTAGTATCAAGAATACCGAAACTGGGGATAGTAGTAGAAGTATTGTCGATTGTAACACCAGAACCAATAAGATTAATAGAAGTGAAGTCATTTAATGTTATAGAGTTATTTGTGCTATTCCAAATAGTTATTGGTGTAGAATTATTGTTGGTAATGATACCAAAATCAATCTTACTAGGTGTTATATGTACTCGGCCATAGAAAGCAAATGTAAAAGCATCACCAACTTCCCCAACTGATAACGAGTAAGGTGTTACAACCATATTATCTGCATTACTAATAGCTCCACCAATACTACTCTCAACTTTATTAAGCATATTTAATATTGTTGAAGTGTTATAGGTGTTTTCAGGCTCGACTAAAGGTGTTATATGTTGGTAATCATAAACATGAATTATGTCTGAGCTAATGGCAGCTTCTTTATTAATCGAATTAGTTATTAATAAGACTTTTGCTTGTACTATTATACTTGCGGGAATGACTGTAACATTATTAGTTTCACTGATTACGGTGAATACAAAGTTATTGCCAGAAGTAAGATTATTATTTATAACAAAGTTATTAGCCATTATTAATCCTATGAAGGAATTCTAGCACCCAATGAAATAGGGTCAATTAAAGTATCTACTTTAGTCCAAACTACTGTCCCATCTGTATAAGTTGTTCCAGTAAAAGCCGGTTCAGTGGAACTCGTTGTACCAGCGGTAGTACATTTGTAAAGAACCGCGTTAGTAGCTGGATCAGAGGGGGTATAATAAGTATTTAGTAATATTGGTTTTGTTACTTCCCATTTACCATCAATAGTTGGTGAACAAGTAATAGTATAAGGTTCTAACGATGGACAATCTAAAGTATAAGATGATCCAGTTGTTACAGTTGAACAAGATAAACCACTAGGGGATATTCCAGTAATAGTCCAAGAAGTAAAAGCTAAACTTTCAGTAATATTTCCACTAATTTGTCCTGCATAGGTTTGGAATAGTGAAAAAGTAGTAGCTGATGGTGCTGGTCTGGCTGCTCTAGTTATTCTTAATCCGCCACAATAAGCACTAACACCACCATAATTATAATTACCTGCATTACCTGCTGCAAATAATTGTAAAGTTTTTGAAGTAGTGTTTAGTGCTGTTGAAGTTGTATTAGTGCTATCTGTAACAAGTAATGTTGTACCTTTATATACTTTTAAAACCCCAGCAGAACGAATAATTGTTAAGTAAATCCATTGTCCTGTAGCAAATTGGTTAGTTACAGAAGGTGTGGTTTGACTAGTAATAGTAGTACCGTTAATATATTGTAAGGCTAAGGTATTAGCTGTGTAGTCTATTACAAAACTTTTAATAGCTGTGTTAGTTTCTCTTAAACCCCATGATAACATAGTTGAGAAAACAGAATTAAATGTATTTGTATAAACAGCAATCTCTATAGTCCAATCACCAGTACCAATATCGTCTAAAGTATTTCCTAATATATTAACTGTATTTGGAGGCATAGCATTGGTAACTGTGCCACAAAGAATAGCACTACCTGTTTGAGTATTAGTATTATGTCCCGTTGTTATTGCTGCTGAACCATTAGCAATAACCTTATTCTTTTTAATAGATAAGTCTGTGAAACTATCTCCTCTTAGAATTAGGACAGTTTTATCGTAGTAAATATCTCCTATTGCCATTATAATGCTCCATTAGTGTAAGATAGAGAAAGCCAACCGGAACTAGCAACAAGAATATTAAGAGGATTTCCAGCAGTAGTTACTAAGTTAATTGGTGAACCATTATTATAATTAAGATTCCCATAACAGATTAAAGGTTTACTTCCCGTATCATGATATAATACCCAATAAAAAGCTGTTAAAGTAGCCGAAGCAGTCCAACTAGGATTAGCACTTTTAAAAATATTACCTGTTATACTTTTTCCACTTAATAATTGTCCTCCAGCAGTATAACCATTAGCACTTGATAATTCATTTGTTAAATCTGAATAATTGAGGTGGCTCATACTAGGATTGTAGCCAGAATCTAGTAAAGCTACTCTAATATTATTTGTGATTAAGTCGCTAAGATTAAAACTAGCTAAGTTTCCAGAATATAGGTAGGTTAATGAATTTGTAGTAGCCATAATAATCCTAGTTAATTTTAAAACAATAACCAATAGCAGATGTATGGGCTTCTGGAGTCGAATCACCATTACCTAAGCTCATAGATTTCTTTCCCCAAGTAAATACTTTATATTGATCTGATCCAATAGTTATAACATCATTAATATTGTAGTTATCAATTCTTAATAAGAAGATGTGAGGAAGTGTTCCACAAGGTGCAACAGAATTACCTCCTAATAGAACTACTAAATCTATTGGGAATAGTATTGCTTGATTATTCCAAGTATTTGGAGAATAAAATAGTGGATAGATTAAAGAGGTATCTAATAAAGCTGTAAAACCTCCAGTTCTACCTACACCATGATCCCAGACACCGTTACCTGCTAGACCATTTCCACAGACTGAAAGGTAATTGTAGCAATGGGCAAAGGGAATATAATTTACGTAGGTAGCTCCACCGTCAGATAAATCATTATTAGTAAGAACAAAGAAATTTTCTGCCTGTGTGACATTATTACTCTGTGTACTAGCAAAAGCTACTCCGCCACCAATAGGAGAACTATTACCTGTTTTATTAATATTACCAAAGAACAGTGTAACAGCTCTTTCACTAGCATATTGTAGGTTAAGTACAAACATATCAGGATTGGAGAAAATACCTATGTGATAGGTAAGCCCTGAACCAATAAAAGGTAATGTTCTAGTATAAGGTTGAACTGGTGATGCTTCTGGAACGGCTTGACAATTTCTAATACCAAGATAAGATGAATCAGAAAACAGTTCTAATCTTGTATTATTTGAACCTTTTGTAAAATAACTAACAGTGCCGCTTGGACTATTAACTGTATAACCATTATCAGTACAAGCTGTTTTTATAATACTAAATAAATCTGAAACATTACTAACTGTTCCTGTTAAATAAGCCATTATTCCATCCTCAAAGCAATATATTCATTAAAACCTGTTCGCAAGTTATCTGGGAAGATTATATAGTCTTTTCCATCTGTTCCAGTTATAATATTTTCAGCAGCATTATTAAAACCAGATATAAAGTAAAATCCCTCAACCTGTCCATAAACATTGTGTTCGGTTGGGGAAATAATAACTACCGGTTTTAAGGTATAAATTCCATCACTAATATTACTATCTAAGTCCGCAGGTAAGTTACGATAATTAGGTATAACACCTGAAACAGAATAGGGTGATAAGGATGTAACAATCCAATTACCCAGTAGATTCTTTATATATGGCAACCCACCGACTTTAGTATTAAACCAATTATATATAGTTGTAACAGAATATCTAGTATTGACTATTCCTCCAGGTAAGCAACCACCTATAAATGGAAAATATTGCCCAGCAAAAGGAATATTCCATAATGTAGGTAGTTGTCCTGTAACAGTAAAATAATGATTCTGTACTCTAACACAAATATTAATGCCTTTCTGTGTAGCTGTTACCCAATATGGAATAGCTTGATTCCAAAGAGGTAAACCTACTGCACCATAACCAGGTTGATTTTCCCAAGTATTCCCTGAAACATAACCATTAAAGATTCCTAATTCAAGGTTAAAAACATCTAAGGATGGTTGAATATTTAATCTTAAGCCCCAGTATAAGTAGTTAACTCCTGACAAGCCTGGAGCGCGAAAGATAATCTCTCTACTAACCCCACTCGTAACACTATTAGTTACATTCCTTAAAATTGTATGTCTATCTGCTAGTGGTAACTCCGTTGTTACAAAAGTTACCAACATATTAGTAAAAGCAGTATGATCTGTACTACTACCAGTTTTAAAAGCCATTAATTATTCCTTCTAATAATATTGTAAACAGCACTTTCAAATTTGTCTGAGCTAACATAGGAATCGAATACATCGTCACCCCAATGATTGTGTATAGTTACTTTAGGTTTAGCTTGTTGTACAGGTTGCGCTGCTTGTTGTTTCTTTTGCGCATTTTGTACATAACCAGTAATATCTTTGTTTTGTTTGGGAGATAATACTCGCTCACCTTTATTAAGTAAGTAAGTTTGTTCTGCTGGAACATAATCTAAACCACCATGAGCGGCTGGCATTTGTTGTGCTTGTATCTTAGCAACAGTTGCCATACCTGAAACAATAGCTATACCTGCTGCAATACCTCCCATAATACCTGTTTGTGCGGCGGCTTTAGTAGCTTGAACATAAGTATTCATAATAGCTTCACCGATAGCTGCTGCTTTAGCTACTGCAAATGCTGCTCTAGCTGCTGCACTTTGTTTTCCAAACATTACTTGGAAGCCTTCACCAATATTAGTCATCTTTTCTTGTGTTAAAGCTGCTACACCTTCGTAATATTGAGCCTCTATTATCATTTTCTTTTGATTAGCTGCATCAGTAATAGCTACTTCTTGATCTTTAACAAATTGATAAGCTACTAAAGATTGTTGTTGCAAGTCAGCAGGATAGTCTTGTCCTAATATAGTTCTTTGAGCATTAGCTTGTTGACCTATACCAGCTAACTCTGTGTCTCTATTTTTAGCAAGATTTCCGTAGTCACCTGTATCTTGAACAAACAATCCAGAAGCTTGTTGTTCTAACTCTTTCCTTCTATTAACTTTCTCATTAAGAAAATCAACTTTATCAGCTTCTGTACCAGCTAGACCTACTTGTTTTTCCCATTCTTTAGTAATCTTATCTTGTATCTCTAAATGTCTTTTTTGCTCAATAATAAGATTCTTAGTACCAGTTAATTGATCTAATTGGCCAATTTGGACTTGTCTTGTTATGGCTTCTGTACGCTTAGTATACCTATCTTCTTCAAGATTGTAAAGTCTTTTCGCTTCAACAATTTCAACTTCATACTGCTTTTGACGCTTCAATATATCTAGTTTTGCAACTTCTGAAAATAAACCTTTATTAATTAAAGCTTGTTTCTTTTCATTATAATCTATATCAATTTGTGCTAAAGCTTTCTCTCTTTCAGTTCCTTTTGTTTTTGCTAATTCGTTATTAAGATCATCTATAGCTGCTTTTTTATCTGCATTATATTGTGCTTGCTCCAGTTCATACTTATTAGTATCATTAATTCTTTGTTCTGATAAGGATAACTTTTCTTGTTCAAGTCTTTTAACTTCTGTTAATGTTTCTTGTGAAAGTTCAGAAGATTTTGTATAAGAATCCTGACCAGAACCTAAGCTATTAACTACTTTATAAGCTGCTCTAGCATAATTAGCTCTTACTTGTGCATCTGGACTCTCGCTACCTCCTTTAGCACCTTCAAAAGCTTTTCCTCTTAACCCAATAGCTACTTTTCCTGGGTCAGTACCAGCATTAGCAATTACATTATTAACTCCTTTGCTATAGTTACCTTTTAATTCATGGATTAAGAAAGCTGTTTGCTCTTTTAAAGCTTGTGCTGTATCTGTTACACTTTGTAAGGCATGACCATGTAATCTTTTATAAGCATCTAATCTTTCTCTATTCCATTGAGCTAGCCCAAACGAATGTTTACCTTGTCCAGCATCATTAGGATTAATAACATGTGGGTCAAGATTAGATTCACCTCTAATAGTTCCTAGTACACCAGCAGCTCCTACTTTACTGAAACCAGCTTTTAAAAGCTCGCTAGCAATGTATTTCATTCTTAAACCACCAGTATCAGCCGTAGGTTTTTGATGAAATCCTTCTACTTTACTATTTTTATTAAGTTGTTCCCACAACTGAGAATTAGACTTAATGTAATCATTAGTCTTAATATTGTTAGTTGTAGTAATAATTCCTAATTCATTTTGAAGTTTGATTTGTTTTTCTAATCCAGCTTCTTTAGCCTTAGTAATGTCATTATCAAAACTTGCTAGTTGCTTATTAGCTTCAATTTGGTCAAAAGGTTGTTGATTTACTTTTGCTAGATTAATTTGTTGTTCATAAGCAGCTTTTTCCAATTGAAGTCTTTTAACAACATTAGCTGTTTCATCTTCAATTTGTTTAATATTAAAGTCTCGTTGTTTTGCTAATTTAGCATTATTAGCATCATCAAGTTTTTGTTGTTGTTCGGTGTTAAACTTATCTGTTAATATTTGTATTTGTTGATTATGTTTCTCAAAGAAGGTTTCAGCAGTTTTTAAATCTTCCTCAGTTCTTCCAATTGGTATTAACTTTTGATCTGTTTTTCCACTTTTAATATAAGCATCAAAGTCAGCTAATACTCTTTTATAACCTACTACATATTGTTGTTGTTGACGCAAGTAAGCTGCTAAAGCCATATTAGCTTTCTCACCAGCATTTTCCATATTAGCAGTAGCTTCGTCTAAGTCTGGAATTGGTAATACATTTTCTTTAGCTTTTGCTTCTAATGCTAATCTTTCAGCAGTTCTTCTTTGTGATAGTTGTCTTTCTTGTTCAAGAATATTAGCTTCTTTTTCTCTAATAAGATTATCAAAATTATCTTTATCTCCTTGTCTTTGCAATATACTAGGTAATTGAAGGTATTTCTCTTTTTCTTCTTTAACTTTTTTAAGTTCGCTGTATAAATCTGCTAAGGCTTCCTTAGTTCTTTTAATTCCTTCATTATTATCAACATTAAGTTCTAAATCCCCTACTGTTTTTAAATCTGGAACTTTAGTAGCTTGTGCTTCTCTTTGAGCATCATAGAACTCTTTAGCTAGTTGTTTTGCTTTTCCAACTGCATCATTATTTTCGTCAATTTTTCCTTTTATTCTTTTAAGTAGATCATACCAAATTAATCCTCCTGCAATCATTAAAGAAAAAGGATTATTAGCTAGTATTGCTTGAAAACGAGTTGCTGCTACACCAGCAGTAGTGAAGGAGTTTGTTAAGAAGAAAAAGTTTTTAACTGCTAAGGCAATTCTACCTACTAACAAAACTCCCAACGTTATAGAAACATCCTTAACAGCAGTCCCAAGAATCTGTGTCTCAGCATTATCTTTTTTAATAACCTCAATAAAAGAAGTTAAACCTTGAACAGCACTAATTATAGAACCAGAACTTAATTGATAAAGTTGTTCCTGCAATGTAGTGAAGGCTGTTTGTAAACGACCAATATTAGCATTTAATCCATGATCTGCTAAGGCAGCAGCTAGTGAAAATTGTTTAGCGTAGAATTCTGTAAAGTTAAGAATAGTATCATGTGCTAATACTGTTCCAGCTTTCATTTCCTTAACAAGTTGTTGGGTAGTTTTACTATTAGCTTTAGCAAAGGCCGCAAAAGCACCAGGCAATAAGTTACCTAATTGTTTAACAAGTTCTTCGCTTTGTACTTTTGTTTTATTAAATATTTGAGCAAGGGCATTAAAAATACCTTCGGCCTTAGCAGCAGGAAGATGTAAAGCTTGAACAACTGTATTAATGTTTGTAAACATCTTAGCAGTATCTTGCAAACTCTCCCCTGCAATGCTAGTAGATGCGTAGAAATTTCTAAATGTTTCTCTAACTGTTCCGATTGCAATACCAGTCCTATTAGCTTCTTGTTCTAAGAATTGCATAATAGAAGCTGTACCGCTTGTTGCGCCGGTTAAGGCAGTTAAAGCAGCAGTAGTTGTCTCAAGTTCAATACCTGCTCTTGGAATCCCTTGAATAGCTGTTATTACATTACTGACAACAGTATTATAGATTTTATAAAGACCTACAACCTCAAAAACTCTTTGAGCTAATGTTCTATGGCTTTCAGCCAATCTTCTATTAGCTGCTAATTCTTCTTCTGTCCTTCTAATACCTGCAATTCTAACTTGTTCACTAATACTATCATTACGAAGATTATTAACCGCTTGAACACGTCTATTTCTTGCTTCTGCTAGTGTTATTGTTCTTGAAGATAAATCTCTTTCAATAGCTATTAGTCGATTTGCATAAGCTTGTCTAATATCTTCTATTCTATGTGTGGAGCGTATTTCTTCTTGCTCTAATTGCGTGTTACCAGTTCTTAAAGCAGCAGCACGAAGTTGTAGTTCTCTATTAACAGCAGTTGGATTATTGCCTGCACGGAAAGATTGAAGTTCTGCATTATTGTTAGCAGCATTAACAACTGTTCTATGTGCCGCTATTTGAGCATTAGCTATTCTATTAGCAGATAGTATTGCTGCTTGTTCTACTTCTAATATTCTATTTCTTTCAGCAGCAGAATTAATAAACGTAATTTGACCGGTTACAAATTTTTCTTGTAATTTTTGTAGATCATCGGCAGTCTTTTTATTAATTAATCTTTCTTTTTCAGCTAACTGTAACTTAATTTCAAGAATCTTATTTCCTTCTATTCTTGCAATTTCAATAGCTGTTTGTGAAGCAATTTTTGCTTGTTTTTCTCTTGTAGCAGTATTAAAGATTTCTTGTTTATTTGCTAAAGGTCTTTGAATAGTTGTACTAATAGTATTTGATGATGATAAAGCTAACTTAGCTTTCTCAATATTTGCTATTAGTTTTTCATAATTCTTTGAAGTTAATTCGATTGAATGTGCAAAAGCTGTATAAGTATCTCCATTTTCCGCTTTAAAAGATTTTAAAGTAGAATCTAGTTTTTTAACTTTTACATCAGCAGTATCTAACTGGGTGTTGAGAAGTTCTAAACCTTTCTTACCATCATGATTGGAAATAATCTTTATTCTTACTATTTTTTCAGTCATTCTCAACACCTTTGTTAGAATTTGTAGGAATTATTACAGACAAATACCCATAATGGATATAAGATATGGCTTCTAATGTTTCAGTAACTTTAACTCTTTTATCTTTAATAAGAGCTAATAAAACATTGGAATCTAGTGAGTAGTATTCATTAATAACATAACTTCTAGCTATTTGGTAAATATCAAGACTATTGAAGTTTTCCCAAAAAAGATAAAAAGTTTGTATTTCTTCCTTTTCTTCTTCCTCTTCCTCGAAGGACATTCCAAAAGTGGCTGAAAGTAAACGTTCTTCTTCCTTAATTTTCTCAATTTCTGAATTACGTTTACTTTCTAATCCAATCTTTCCTAATAGTTCTCCGAGTTCTGTTAGTTTTTTAAGTTTTCTTCCTTATAAGATGAGTTAAAAACAACAGTAGTTACTGCATTAGTAAGCAGAGGGGCAATAGAAGTATTGTCAAAGTATAAATCTAGGAGGACGTTTAGACATTCTTTGTCGTCCTTCCAAAGCCCCTCAATTGGTTGACTGTCTCTAGTATCAGAAACTATTAAGTCAGTTTCATCTGTTTCTAGTACAGCGTCTTTAATATATAATATATGTTTCCTATAGAATGAAGTCATTTCAGCTTCTTTAGCTTCTGACAACCTTTCAAGTTCTTCAACTAAGGAAGAATTTTCAGGATGCAAAGCTACTTTATCTTCTAGTTCATTCAATTCTTTCGTATTTAATATTCCTAAATACTCTTTACGAATTTTTGATAAGTCTTTAACAGAATAGACTTTAATTCCAACTGTTAAAGAAACTCCATCAACTTTAATAGGAAACTCTTTTGATGCTTTTGCACCTTTAATTGCTATTTTCATTTTCGTCCTCACGAAGTTAATAAATATTATTTCAAAATGATTTCAGTAGTACCAGTATTACGAAGTGTCAAGTCTTGTCCAGCATAGGTAGCTACTTTAGAATTACTTACCTTAGATAACTGTGTTTTATTGGCAACAATTCTAGCTTTATAACCTGTAACAGTACCATAATCGATATATAATGAATGGTATTCTTCGATATGGTTATCAGGATTATAAGTTGCAGCCGCTTTATCTTCAATAATAGTCAAACTAATATCAGTAGGAGTAGCTTCTTTAGACCAACCATCACCACAACTTGTTAAGAATCTAACATAATCAAAACCACTAATATTAGGCATATTCAACTTATCGGTACAAATATTCTTAGTAGTTGCAACGTAAGCAGGTTGAGTAGCACCTGAATACAAGTCTAATTGTGCAGTAGTAATAGTAGAACCTTTCAAAGAACCCATGTGAGCTGTTTCTTGGTCTCCGAAGTCTGGCTCAACAGTGAATTTATCAAGGACACTAACCAAGTTACCCATATAGTTCAATTTAAACTTTGCTCTAGTACCTACTTGAGCATCCAAATCTAAAGAACCTCTACAATCTGACATTGTAAAAGTTTTTTGTTGTAAGGTTAAATCAGGACTTGATCTTCTTACTTCGATAGTTAGAAAAGCATTAGAAGGAAGTGCATTTGTATATTTAACTTGGCCAGTTGATAAAACTATTGCCATACCACAAGATTGCATAACATCTGCTAAGGGAATTTCAGCCATAGTAGGAGTTGCACCAGCAATTGTACCTAATGCAGGAACAAATACTTCACAATCAAATTTAGCATATTTATCTTTTACTACTGTTTCTTCACTACGATCTAGTTCATTACCAACATAACGGAAGGCTTCTGTATCTAGTTCAGTAGAATAGTTAAGATTTAACACTCTAATAGCATTTTTCGGACCGAGACCAGTAGCATATGTGGCAGCAGTTAAAGCAGTTGCTTTAGCCATTACACCAACACTTTGGGCTGTAGCACTAGCTGGTACAACATCTTCCAAGGTTAAGGAAGTGTTAGAAGCAATTGTTAAAACCCTACCAACTAGTAAGCCACCTGGAGTATATAGATACGTCCCTACTGCTACTTCTGTGGTAAATAATGTGCTTGTACCAGTTACAGCAGCAGAACCTACAGTAGTTGTAATAGTACCAGTTGGTGTAGCATTAACACAAGGAACACCTTCTGCTGGCTGGATAGAAGCGAAAATAGCAATAGCTTTTTCATTAAATTTTACACCCATTATAAACTCCTTATGTTAAAGATGTTAAAGATTCTTGTTTAACTTGCTTTTTGAAAAGTTCTTTATTCTCATTAGCACATGGACTTAATTCAATGTTATTTTTTGCTAATGTTTCCTCAATAATGTTTTGTGTTAAATCCTCTTGAACAAGAGTAATAACACCATCTACTTCTTTATAAACTGCCATTTTAATTACCTATTAGTGTGTAAAACGTGGGAAAACTAAACCAACATATTCTGACCAATTGATTTTATTATTCGTACTTGAAAGGAGTTTGGCTTCCATAAATACTAATGAACTATAGTTACTATCAAAAGGGAAAGGGGAGAAGTTTTTATAAGCATTAGCTACATTAGTTCTAACAGTTACAAGTTCACTTCTTGGACAAACAATTCTAATTTCTGTTAGTAATACTTGAGGATTTTCTAATTCATTATAACCATTAGCATAAATGTATTCTTTATGTTGAACGTGTATACCAATATGACCAACAAATACTTTTATAGTTTTATCATTTGCTTCTGTTACAGCATTAATAGCTGCATCAATAGCTAATTGGGTATCATAACCTGTTAGTGATTTTATTCTGTCTATTAATAGTTTTTCCTCAAACACTTCCAGACTCCAATAGCCTAACTTTAAGATTAACCCAACCAACAAGATCATTAACAAAACTAACTACTTCAAAAGTTAATAATAATGTCCGTATTGAGTAGGTGAAAGTATCAAGTTCTTTTATATTAAGGTTAACGAAGTCTGTATAAGCAATGCGAAAGGATGATTCTTGTCTAAATACTTCATAAGCACTATCATAATTATTAATATGAAAAGTTGCTGTTCCTGGAACTGCTTTAATACTTCCTTCTGCAAATTCTATATCTTCACCAGCAACACTTAACATAGTTGCTATTTCATAATCAGATTCCATCATGAGAATATATCCTTAATATTATCTTCAAACTTAGTTATTTGTTTATCCAATAATTTATCTGTCATAACACTATTAACCATTTGAGAAATGCTTGGAGCAAATAATAATCTTAATGGATAACGTTTAGCAGATATTCTTTCATACATATTATACCCACCAAATCTATTCCTTTTAAGCTTCCCTGCTTGGTTCATAGGAATAAACCCACCTCGATGATCTTTACCATATACTATCTTATTGCTTCCTCTTTTAACTTCTACTGAGAAAACAGTTCCTTGATGTGGTCTTGGGTTAATATTACCAAATTGCCAACTAGAATAAAAAGAACCTAACCCAACAGGAGTGTAATTGTAGGTTAGGCCAGAGGATATGATGTTTTTACCAAATTTAACGTTATCAATACTTTTATTATTTAAAGCTGCATCAATTTTTTCCTGCTTAACCTTATATTTGGTAAAAACTTCATGCCTAATAGCTGAATGAAGTTCTTTAGCAGCAATACCTACGGCTGTAGCTAATTTTTTGTTGATCCTAGTTTCATCCACGAAATTTTTTATAGAATCTAATCCAATAATATTAACACCAGCCATAGGAATTACCTTTTACTTAGTTATTACATAACTTTCCAACGTACTACACGATCAATATTTCTACTACCCATTACGAAGTTACAATGGATTTCACTTTCTAATTTTCCAGATTTAGCATCTTTCCAAGTATTAATATATCTATCCATTGGTTCATATTGTGCATCAGGGTGCTTAATACGGCCATAACGTTTAATAAAGTTACTGGTTGGAATAATAAGCATATTACCATCAGGAATGTACTTAATAAACGTTCCAGTAGTACGATCATTATAACCAGCACCATAAGTATAAACATTAACTACTTGACCATTACCTAATGCAATTGCACGTCTAAAGTTAACATCCAAGTATTTTTCAATAACAGGAAGAACTTTCAACTCAATACTTTGCATTACAGATAAAGTATTAGTAGCTGCATCTTTATAATTGGTAGTAATATCAGCTTCTAATGCAAGATAAGCATCATCAGATAAGATTGCACCAGCTATACCACCTTGACGCAAACAGGTTTGACAAGCAGTAATGAAGTCTTGGTAAGGAGTAGGAGCTTTAGTGCCGCCAGTAGAACCCCAAGCACGTTTACCAACTCCACCATTACCGTTAAGAGTAGTTAAATCAATACTAGGAACATACTTACTCAAATAACCTGCATCAGTAGTTACTGTAGTACGGTTAAAATCATACTTAACTGTTTCATGAAATTCAGAAGAAGCAGTATAACCACCATTAACAAGAATACTTGCAGCAGTAATTTCAAAACGAGTCTCAAAATTAGCTTCAGTAATAGCTAGTGCTTTCTGAATCCAAGCTAAGTGATTAGCCCAAGGATCAACATTACCGAATTGATCTCCCATTTGACGCTTATTAATTTGGGAATAATCAGGACTACCTAGACCTTCTTTCAAATAAGCAAAAGTAAATTCTTGTGTACCATAACCTTGCATTTGAATTAATGGAGCATCAACATCAGGGTTAACATACATTACAGGAATGTTTTTTGTTTGGAACTCTTTATCAAAGTTAATAGTATCTTTGTAATGTACATTAACGTCTGAAAAGAAAGATTGTAGCCAATTAGGACGAACAGGTTGGTTAGCAGGAATTACACCTTCCAACACTTTATCCATAGCATACGGTGATAGAAACTCCGCCATTATAATAACTCCCCTGCTTTCAAGAAGCCTAAAGGTTCAAATTCAGTGTTTTCTACAAACTTAGCTTTCAACAAGTCTGTATTACAACCAGTATTATATGCTGTACAAGCTACAGTAGTAACACCATCATCTTTCAAAATAGTATCTACAGTAGGATCAACAGACCAAACAAGTGCAGAAGCCCAGAAAGAAGCTTCTGTAAAGGCACTAACTACAACATCACCAGCACTAGCATCTACATCGAAAGCTACTACACCAGCAATAGCAGGAACAGTTGCACCAGATTTAATAGTAACAGTTGGGGTAGCACCAAAAGAAGCTGTAACAGCTAGATCGGTAACATTGCCGGACACAGAAGCACTAGCTAAAGCGGTCGTAGCACTTAACTTACTAAAAGTAAATGCTGGAGCAGTTCCAGAAGTATAAGTACCGACTGTTGTTGGGATGCTAGCAGCTAATAAAGCAGCATTAGCTTGGGTAGTAGTCATAGCTGGAGTCAAAACCGCCATTGCAGCCACTAATTGTGCTACAGTTGCGCCACCAGAACCTACAGTAAAGACAATACCGCTTGTACCAACTGTTAGAGTTTGAGTATTAGCTAAAGCAGCATTAATAAGAACAGTTGCACTTTCTACCAAACCACTATGTGCAATACATTTACCAGAAGAATCGCTTTCTAAGAAACTTCTAGCTTTTAATACTTGACCAGATTTAATAGTTACAGTCTTAGTAGCTCTACCTTCTGCACGAAAGTAAACAGCATTTGGGCTGTAATCTGGGTACGTAATCAATCCACCTTGATAAGCCATTAACGTAAACCTCTTTTAGCTTGGTTAGCAGTAGCTAAAGCATCGGCTGCTTTATCGATTAATTGTTGAGTTGTTAAAGATTCATTAATATTAACATTAGCAGTTGGTTGCAAATTAACTGAACCAGTAACAGGATTACCAATTTGTTGGCTTTCTTTAATAATTTCAAACATCATTAAAGTTTGTTCTGTGCTTGCATTACTCTTAATACTTTTAACTGCTGCACTTGACGGCAACATAAAGGTACTAGCTGCTTCAATAATAGTTAAACATCTTTCTTTTTCTTCATTTTTGGCTTTAGCTATTTCTAAGGATACTTGAGCTTTAGTTGCTTGCAGCTCAGTTTCTTTAGCGGATAGTTGAACCAATGCTTCTTCTAAAGTCATAGCATTATTTCCTTTGGTTAGAGATTTTTTCTTACTTATATCTGACATCGATGAAAATTCATCAAATGAAGATACAATTCCTGTTATAAGGTTAAGTTTTAGTGCTTCGTCAGCTAATATAACTTTGCCTTTTAAATCTTTAATAACTTGTTCACTAACTCCAGTAGCATTAACAATAAAATTATTAAAAATCTTATCTTTTGCCATTAATACAGTTGTTAGCTCCTTAATTAATTCTACATCCATAGTTTCGTGAGGATTGAATAAAGCTTTTTCCTCCTTACTTCTTAGAAAAGTATATTTAACTCCTTCCTTCTTATCTGCTTCTGTTACATCCATTAGGGTCATAATAACCCCAATAGAAGCTAGATTAGCTCCTTCGGTTGCATATCTTTCTTGACAAGAACTTAGTATTGCAAAAGCAGCAGAAGTAGCTGAACCATCAGTAAAACCTCTAGTAGTTATTCCATATTTTGTTGGAAGGGAACTAATAAAAGAACAAAGACCGAATAATCCAGCTACTTCTCCCCCAGGAGAGTCGATGTAGAAGTTAATATTAGTACAACCAGATTCAATTAAGTATTTAACTTGTTGCTGGATATTGTAGTAGGAAGTTGAACCACTATCACCTCCACCATTCTTAGCTACCAGAGAATCAAATACTGTAACCATACCTTGAATAGGTTGTCTTTCTTGTATTTGTTCTTCTGGTAAGCTGTTAATAGTATTACCTTGTACTAATGGTAAGACTACATTGCTTGTAATAATACTTAATTTATCTTGGCTAATGGCCAATGGAGTATTGATTAATCGGCTTAAGATGTGAGCATATCGCATTGATTTTCCTTAAGGTTTGGCGCATCATAACAAATAATACTGTTAATGTCAAATTTAGTTTTAACTTCCAGTTGAATTGTCATTAGGCTTAATATTAGTTGATTGACTTGCTTGACTTTCAGTAGAAAGTAGATGTTCTAAACCAGCTTCTTTAACTCTTTCTCTATCAGCTATTAGTTCTTCAAATGAAATATGTCTTTCATCTAGTTTACTTTGAAGTGTTGCAAAACCAGATTGTACTTCTAATAAATCTGCTTGAGCATCTTTTAGATCATCTGTTCCATAGTTTCTTGGTAACTGGTAAAAAGGTTTAACATTTCCTATTTTAGAAGAGTACAATTTTGCTAATTCAAAAAACTTATTAGTGATTTTTTCTAAATATAATGGAATAATATAATAACGAATAATAAGTTCTATTCTAGTTCTTAATTCAACATTAATAGCTCTAATAGAACTAAAGTTTAAACCGCTTGTGTCACCAGTTAGAGAATGAAATGGAATTCCTAAACTAGCTGACACTCTTTTAAGTTCTGTTTGAATTAAAGTATCTAAACCATTACCAATATCTGCACTTTGCGCCTGTGTAACTTTCTCATTACTATTAGTATAGATTACATTTGTTCCAGATGTTCTTAATAAAGTTTCTTCAATAGTTTCATTAGTTGATTCATCTTTAGTAGTTACTTTTTCTGGGACACCAATAGCTGTTAATGCCATAGGTTTACTTCTCTCAACTATCCAACTAACAATTTGAGAAGCTTTCTGTCTAGCTATTGTTGCATCCGTTAATTCATCTAATTCATATAAGTTAATAAGAACTGATGCTAAGAAAGGTATTCCAAGCCATTGACCTGGAGAAGTACGTATAAAAGTATGCAAGACTTCTTCTGCTGGGACAGTAATAATATTAAAATCTTGTTCTACTAATTTACGTTCTGTATAGGATTTTAGGAAGAAGTAATTAAGGGGTTTTCCATCACTAAATTCTATACCATTTCTAACAAGGTTAGTTGTTGAAATATTTCCACCAGTTCCCATAAAACCAGTAGCTAATAACTGTGTATCAATTAATTGGATTTTTAGAGGGATTTTATTATTGTTATTTGTTCTTCTAATATGTAAGCGGCCAAGACTGTTTCCTGTTTCAAACATACTAGCATGAAGAATAGCAAAAAGTGTGCTGAAATTCCCATAACCATCTAGTGCGGGATTCTTAGCAAATTCGTCCCAAAGAGATTGCATTTGTTTATTCTGTTTACCTTTGCTATCAATCCATTTAACTTGAACATCCTGCATATTAGTAACATACTTATCTAATGCCGATTTAGCATAACCATTATTTCTAATAGCATGACTAGATCGCATTTGTAGAAAAGCTAATTCTCTAGCTGCTAATGTATCAGCTTCTCCTTTTACTAAGCTTCTCAAACTGTCATGATATTTATGAGTAGCTCCTTCATATGCTTGTTTTTGGATTATATTGCCACCGAAAAAAGTTTCTGTATTCATTAGTATACTCTTTTGCCAACTTTCAAATTAAAACAACTATTTTTGTTAAATTGCGCTGGTGTATTAGGACTTAGAGCGGCAATTGTTTCTAGTAAGTCATCACGAAGTTTATATAAATCTGATAAAGTAGATTCACTATAATGATATTCACGGTTAAAGTTATCTGAATTAATTTTAAGAAAGTTTATACGTTTCCCAGAAATAATATCAGAAATAGCTTTTTGCGTTTGTACAAGCAGAGTTTGTGCTTCTGCTAATGGGATGTTAATCATATTATTTCCTATTAAGAGTATAAGTAATCTTCAATTGCTTTCCAATTTGCATGTTCGTAGTTCATACCGCCAATAGCTATAAATGCGTGGTATGCCATTTTTTCACAGTCAATTGCTTCCTTTCGTAAACCTGGTCTTAATTTATAAACTGCCTTAGTATAAGTAGACTTTATATCTATTAATTTTTTACAAGAAGTTATTTGTTTTTCATAATCTTTATAACTTTGCTTATTAAAATACCAAACATTAGTCTTTATTTCCTTATTCTTATTTCTAAGAATACCTGCTAAGATTTGTTCATGGGCTCTATGTGCTCCCATTTGATATAATGTTACACCCATAGTTTCTGCTAATGTTTTTCTAGCTCCTTTATCATTATTAATATCAAGCATTGCCGGTTCTTGGTAGACTTCATCTTCACTGTAACGTAAATCTCTAACACCTTTTACCGCTCTAACATTGGGATTAAATTCATTAACAGCTTTCACCCATTTATAAACCAAGTCTGTTTGATCTCCACTATCAATATCTATAGAAGCTATTCTAAGAAACTTTCCACTCTCTGTAGGTATCTTTGCATTAACAACTCTATCAACTAATTCTTGCCAAACAGGAGCTTCTTGATTAGTTACTTCACCAAATATTTCAAACCAACTGACCAACCAGCTATTACCATTTCTTCCCCAAGCTCTAATAATAACAGCAAAACGATCTAACTGTACATCTATCCCTGCTGTTAATAATAATCCTCCTATTGGTACAATATGTTCATCATAACTACTACGTAATAATATCATATCTTCTTCTGTAATAGAAGCTATACCAGAATTGTAGGGAAGTCCATCTGTATTATTAACAAAGGACTTCATTAAACCTTCGTCATTTCTTTCTAATGCTAGTGTAGCTAGTATCTTTTTTCTTGCTAATTCTTGGAAGGTACTTGTGCTTAAGGTTGAGAGTAGTTCAGGTATATGGAATCCGAATGTTTCTGTTATTTCTGGTTTCTTAGGATGCCAACCTTTAGAAAACTTTCCTGTATGATCGGTGAAGCCGTATTTCTTACCTTCTCTAATATTTCTATCTTTGTCCTCGAAAGACCACTCACCATTACAATGTGGACATAGGTAATAGGCACTTTCAGGATCATACTTACCATACTTTTCATCATTATAATAGTTAGGATACTCATTATAATATAGGTTGTTTGTTGTTAGTTCTGAAAGTTCTCCACAATGGTGGCAATGGGCTTTAAATACTAACTGATTACTTTCCTTGTAAGCAGATGAAACAGTGGAAAAATCTTCATCAGTAGGAGTTCCACCAAATAATAACTTCTTTTCACCTACTGGAAAAGTCTTAGCCCTTCCTTTTAATAGGTCAAAAGTAGAACCTTGTCCCTTAACATCTTCCTTAACATCATCTGGTTCTTCCACACCAGTAACAGGAATTGAGGAAGTTTTAAGATTGTAAATAGCTCCAGCAGTTACAAGTTTAAGAAAACCACCAGGGAATTTAAAGTAACTAAAATTCTCTTTAACACTTCCTTGATTAATAATATCTCTTAATACAGTTGTACCATTGAAGAATATTTTTAACTTTTCCCTACTATAAATTCTTGCTGGCTGTAAACCAGGAAATACCCATTGAATTTTACATGGTGAAGTATGTATTAATTTTCCTAACCAGTTATTAGTTAACTCACTCCAACCAACTTGACTACCTTTCATAGCTACAACAATGTAGATAAACCAGTTATCAAGACAATCATAAACATACTCTAGTGCTGGAATTTTATCCGGATCAAAATTACCTACATGAACACTTTCTTCTTTTGTTAATACTCTATAAGTTTTTGACCAATTCCAAGTAGATATTCTTAAAGGTTTCTTAAAAAGAAGCAATAATCTTCCAAGAAATTTCCTTTCACTAATATTATTATTCTTTCTATTAACTAGACTCATAATAATCCTTCACCTTTATAGTCTATCTCCAACTTACTATAGTCAATTTCTTGCTGCATAATAGTATCAAGAAACTTATTACCGTCATGTTCCGCACTATCAACCAGCATTTTTCCTAAAGTATGTAGATTATCGAAAAGAAGATCTACTTTTTCTTCCATTAATGGGTTTTTTTCACTAATACTTAAAATAATACTCTTCATATTAAGTATTACTGGTTCAGCAATTTCAATTAAACTCTCTATTGAAATATATTGTTGTCTCTCTACGTAGGTTTTTAACCAAACTTGTGCTTCTTTAGCAACATTTAAGCGAACATCAGATTTCATTTTAGCTAGTGCTAGTTCATTCATTTCCTGACTAGAGTCTGAACCATCACCTCTTATTATTCCTTTTCTAGCTTTATAAGATTCTTGTTCAGCCTTTACCTTCTCTAATTTAACATCTTGAGCTTTCTTAAAATACTTAACATAATTATGGATAATCTCCTTATAGGTGTAATCTGTAAAATTAGTAGGTATTACTCCTCTAGCAGCTTCTTGATATAGAAGTGGAGCTGTATAACCTAGAATTGCTGCAAGTGTAGAAGGACTAACCTTATCATCCATGCAGACCGTTAAATTTGATGGTAATATTGAACTCATTGTTTTATAAGAATAATTATAAAGTTGCGTTAAAGTTGGCTTTCATTATATAATAAGGTAAGCCCGATAGCAACAATGGAATTATTGCAATGTCACTAATTGAAACAATTCATGCAAATATACAAAGTATTTGTGCGAATCTACTTGATTTCCTCCCTAATATTCTAGGATCAATAACAGGTCTATACGCTGGACAAAGAGACTTAAAAGGTTTTGCAAATATACTTGGAGCAATTCTTGTTGGGATACTTATTAGCTATTTTGGCGGTGATCTTGTAGCAGACTATTATCACTATGATACTACAAGTAAAAAAGCTAACTCTATTGAATTTCTAATAGGTGTATTTGGTTTAACTTTTCTTAAGTTAGCTTTTTCTAAGCTTCCTTTCCTTGTTGATACTATTATAAACAAATTTGGTAAATAAATGAGTTACGTATATTTGTTTTTAATGTTTAAAGCTCTCTATATGGAATGGTCAGATAAAATATATACTGATAAATTCTTTATAAAGTTAGAACTAACTCTTATTTGTATTGGTGGGGCTTTAGCTTTCTCTAATTGTGGGACAGATTTATTAGTAATAGCTTGTGTTGTTAGGTTATTAGCTAATTGTAAAGAACTTAAAGATTTTACTAAGGATTAATAATGGCGACAATAACAGTTAATACCTTTTTAGACGGCGGCACAGCCAGAACCGCTGGCGAAACGTGGACGAATAATGGTGGATCGCTGACAATCCGCACTGATACTCGCGTACATGCGAACGCCCCAGCCAGTATGACAGGTACTATTAGCAACGTGACTTGCTCACTGACTTTGGGTGGCGGCTATAAAGTTGACGGAACAAAAGTAAGAGAAGTCTATTTTAGTGGAGGTAGCGGAACAGTTCCTGCTATTGGTACTACTATTAGCCAAGGTGGAGTATCAGGTTACTTATTGGGTGTTTGGCCTAACTTAACCTCTGCCCCAACAACACCAGGCAGCGCAATGCCTGCTACTGGCTTTCTAAAATTCCGTGAAGTAACAGGCGGTAGCTTTGCATCGGGTGCTTTAACAGGTATTACGGCAACGGCAACCGGAGCGGATGTAGTTAGTTGGCTCGAAGTAGTACACGATCAAGGCACTACACTTACAATGTCTGGACTTGGTGATGGTCTTGTTACTGACGGATTAATTTGGATAGCAGGAACTACAACCGGAACGCCAGGCCAGCAGATACAATTTCCGACTAATGGAGGTGGAGCTGGTACTTTAATCCCTGCTGTTTTGATCGAAACTAGCCCAGGATCAGGAATTTATGAGTCTTATAATGCGTTGTATGGTGCGGCTAGAGGATGGTCTAGCACTTATCTATTGACAGATAAAAGAGCAAAGTTTGTACAGTGCATGGATGGCGGGATAATCAGGATCGGCAGCAATGGAGCGGCAAACTGCGGCTATACCCCACCTTCGGGCTGCAAGATCGCTATCTATAATATTTTCTTGCGTCAATCAACAGCAGCAGCAAGAGCTAGTAATGCCTATCCGTCTACGACGTACACTACTAGACCGAGGTTGATTAGTCGCGGGTGTAAAGTAGATGTTAAAAATGTCACAACTGATTGGTATTTACAGCTTAATGGAGCGCAAAAGCAAAACGTAGTAGGAGTAGCATATTTTGACGCACTTATAATAAACTCGCCAGTTTTTGCAATAAGCGTTGACGTTGTGAATGGAGTATATGCGTCAGTAGCGCAGTCTGTTTTGCTTGTGCAAAACGCAACTTATGACAAGATTATAGCTAACATAGCATCACCTACAGCAGCGCAAGGGACTGCTGCAATTCGTCTCGATTCAGTGTCTTATGCTTCAAAAACGCTATCTACGTTTGAAATTAGCTCAGCTTGCGGACTCGGAACAATCAGGAGCACAACCAATTTTTCGATATTTTTTAACAAATGCACAATTATCGCTGATAAAATAAAGCTATTTGCAGGAACTGGGGCAGTCTCTGGCGGCGGGTCTCTTATAGTAAAAAGTGGCTCTTATGTGGATAGATTAGAGTCATCGACTAATGCAACTGTGCCACAGTATTCATATAACACAAATGGATTATCATATTTAAGTTTAAGTTTTGATTGTGGCGAAATCCTTGGCTTATCTAATTGCAATCCATATGCCGCGCTTTTATCTTCTGCGTCTTGCCTTTATGCTGGGCTGACGCAAATAGGGGAGCAAAGTGATTTTAGAACGTATGCAAACCCACCAAACAATATAATAAATGATGGCGGGTACAACACAGAACTATATATTAAGCGCGTCTATCTCCAAGTCTTAACAGCTATAATAAACCCAGTTGCAACTACAAAACGGCTGTTGTTACAAGATTGCTATAGCACACCAAGCTTGCAATCTATATCTAATGTAGTCGAGTCAAATGTATTGGTAAAAGGCTGCGGATACTCTTATAATCAAACGCCAAAAGCTTCTTTATATGGAATGAACTATACAGATGGCTTTAGTAGCAATACTAATGGTCATATTACATTAGCTTATAACGCGCCAACAAGTGATTTTTTGTCGTATATCAATGGGGCGGGTTACATTTTTGATGTCAATGGCGGCGTAGTTTTAGCCAATGTTGGGAACTGGGTAGAAATAGAAACACAGTATTATTTGCTAAAGCACGATAACTTTAAAAATTTAGCGCCCGTTTTGCTTGGCACTAATATAAGTAATTTAAGCATTGAATATCGATTAGATACTGGAAGTGGTTATGGCAGCTATAAAACTTTATCAGCAACCAACTTATCAGCCGAAACTATTAGCCCGTCATCAGGTTTTAAATTATCGATTAGAGCTACTTGTGTAACAGCAGCGCCTGATAATACCCTGCAATACATAACTATCCTAACTAATAGCAGTCTGGCTAGCCAAACCAATTATCTATACCCACTTAATACTGCCAAAATTAGTATTTCTGGGCTATCTTCTGGCACCAATCGGATTTATGTCTATGATGTGACCAACTCGATAGAGTTGATTAACACAACTTCGACAACAACAACTTTTGGACAGTACGCTATCTATAATAGTGACGCCGTGCTACAAGTACGTGTCATGCAAGCAACTAGCTCAACAGCAAAAATCCTGTACGAGATTTTAGCTAATTTTACCATTGACGGGGCGATTATCTTAGTAAACCAAGCTGATGATACAATTTACGCAGCTAATAGTATAGATGGCTTTAGCCAAACTGGTTTTACAATTGATGATGCTACACTAACTATTAGTGTTAACAAGCCAGGAACAGGAAGCCCAACCTTAAGTTATGTCACTTGGCAAGAAGCTTACGCAGCGGAAACTGCATGGTTAACTACAGCAGCAGGGATTCGTCATTTCCCTAGGGTTTTATTTGCTTCTGATACGGCAAATTATAAATTGTTAAACGGCTTTAAAATTAAGAATACTGGATCATATCCACTAATTATTAGTGGTGGCTATGGGGTAAGCGGTACGACTGGCTTAACTGCTGATATTATTGACTACAGCGGTGGCGCTATTACGACTGTAGTGGAGCACGTAGTGCCGTATCAAATATCAAGCGGCGACGGTGGATTAACAACTGATGAACATAACCAGTTAATGTCTATTCCAACAACAGCCGCTCCATCAACCACCGATATTTGGACAGCCACAAATAGAACCCTAACAGATAAAACTGACTTTACTTTAGCTAATAACTCTATTTCTTCTTCAACTATAGCTAATAATGCTTTAGATAATAAAGGTAATTGGTTAACTGATAAAACAGGTTATAGCCTAACAACTGGAGAAAGAGCAGCAATAGCTACAGAAGTAGAAGCGCATCTTCTTGATGAAGGAGATTCACAACTACTAATTAATGCTATAGTAGGGGCAATAGGAAATACTAATGTTGATGAAGCTTCATTAGTAGCATTAATACGTGCTGATTTAGAAAGAACTGGTGGAAAACTAATTAAGCTTGATGATACTATTAGTAATGTCTTAGCTGCAATTGGTTTACGCCCAACTAACCCAATTTTAACAACTGATAGTAGATTAGATAATCTTAACTATTCACTAAATACCCTTCATACGGAAGTTAGTGCTATTCCAACAACAACCTTAACAACAACCGAACATAATGCATTATTAGCAATACCAACTAACCCATTATTAACTGATGATACTAGATTACTTAATTTAGATGCTACTATTTCCAGCAGGATGGCAAGTTTTACCTATACTACTCCTCCAACAGCTTCTGCAATATCTTCGGTTGTTTGGGCAGATAGTAACAGGTCACTAACAGATAAAGTTGGTTTCGGTTTATCATCAACTGAAAGAGAGTTAACAGCAGCAGTTGTCGAAGCACATTTATTGGACGAAGGTGATAGCCAGATGTTAATAAATGCAATTGTAGGTGCAATAGGAAACCAGAACATAGATGAAGTTGCCTTAGTAGCTGCTATTAGGTCTGATTTAGAGAGAACAGGAGGTAAATTAATCAACTTAGATACTACCGTTAGCTCTGTGTTATCTGCAATTAACCTAAGACCTACTAACCCATTATTAGTTACTGATTCCAGACTAAATACTTTAAGCAATTTAGATACAACAGTTAGTAGTAGAATGGCTACTTTTAGTTATGTTGCTCCAGACAATATGACAATCGGCAATATTTATAATAAAGTTTCTCCTATTACTTTTACAGGTAGTGATATTCATTCAATTGTATCTGATAAGACAGGTTTTTCCGCAACAATAACTAATATTACTGATATTAGAAACGATTTAGAAAGAACTAATGGCTTATTGGATAATATCCCAACCCTAACTGAGATTAATGCTTCAACAACTCTTGCTAAGAAAGCACAGCTTGACACTATTGAAGTAACTTTAACAACTTTACCTTTATTAACAGACATTGTTAATGGAGTTTTTAATAAAGTAATAGAAGGAAGTCAAACTTTCATAGAAAATATACGTATAGTTTCTGGAATCCTTAAAGGTAAGACTACTGGAATAGGTACTAACATTGAGAGTTTTAAATCTAAAGACGAAACAAAAACGCGTTATCAGGTAGAGTTCGATCAAGATGGTAATAGAATTAATATTACTGAGGATGGAAGCTAATGTTCAGAGGCAAACAGTTTAAAAGTAAACAATTCACTGGTAAGAACTTTTTTAGAAAGCTCCTTGATACTATCTATGATTTTTCTACTTTTTACTTTCTAGTAGCTATAAATTCTAGTAAAAATACAGTAATAATTAATAATTTTAGAGAAAATGTAATCCTATCATTGGCTAAAATTAGTAATATTGTTAAACAAACAAAGAACTCTTTCGTTCTTCTTATTAAAGACACTTGGATATTAAAATGAGTTTAGTATTTATAGAAGGTTTAGGTAAACCCATTGAATTTGATTATATAACAGGCTCAAAGGAGGTATATGGGGCAATATTAAGACCTAGAAAATGGTCTAGTAATACTGTTTGTGTGCAAAATAAAACAATATTTCTTCCTAATATTGCTAATGGTTGTGGGTATATTTGTACGCAAGGTGGTATTACTGATAATATTGAACCTATTTGGGACACTCTAAAAGGAAGTATTAATATCAGCGGTACAGCTAAATTTAAGACTATTATTGATGATTTTAAACTACAGGAAGGAGAGACTATTACTTTAATTGACTCAACTCCTAATAATATGACTATCGACAACTTGCAAGTAGATATTAATGGAATTGGTTTTAGGGTATTAACGGCTACAACAGGAGCTTGTTTACACTTAACAGTTGATATTACTACATTAAGTGGTTTAATAGAAAGACAGATTATTATTTTTACATTTACTATTATAACACCAGCTTGTTAGTTATGCGAGTAGAAGTTAAAGACTTTACATTTGGTGCTATGAATCTTTGGAGTATGCCAAGACTTTATATTGTAGAACTTATTACAGAATTTAAAGAAGGTAAGAAGCATACAAAGACAATTATTAAGAGAAATCCTTATTATGAAATGCGGAGGAATGGTTAATGCTAGATATAACAAAACTTAAAAATATTATTCCTGATAATATTTACAATGAACTTCCTTATACAATGGAAAAATTTAACATTAATACAATATTACGGTTAGGACATTTCTTATCACAATGTCACCATGAAAGTGGTGGATTTAAACATCTAACAGAGAATCTTAACTATGGCAAGGAAGGATTACTAAGAACTTTTCCAAAGTATTTTAAAAATCTACCAAACATTAATTACTATGCTAGAAACCCTGAAAGAATAGCTAACTTAGTCTATGCTAATAGAATGGGAAATGGAAATGAAGCTAGTGGGGACGGCTGGAAACATAGAGGAGAAGGTTGTTTACAATTAACTGGAAAGAATAATCATTATGCTTTTGCAGATTATGTTAATGATCCAGAGATTAAGGCTAATCCTAGAAAAATAGCTACACATTATGCGCTTAGTAGTGCTGCTTATTTCTTTGAAGTTAATAAATTGTGGGGAATATGTGACTTAGGAAATACAGAGGAGATTGTTTCACTATTAACAAAACGTATTAATGGTGGATATAATGGATTAGCAGATAGAATTTCTTGGTTCTGCTATTATATGAAGATTCTTAATAATTAATATCTATGAACACTGAAACACTAAAAGCTTCAACAGTTAAAAAAGAAATTCTTGAATCAACTAGAGAAGTTAGATGTGATAATGAAGGGCGATTAGAAGTTATTGTTACAAATACTGATAAAGAATTAGTAGTTAACGTGACTTATAAGAATGATAGGACTTATATTCTTGATACCCTTATGGTTGTTTTACTACTAATTCTTCTTTGGCGTTTACCGGATATTGTTAATATTATTAATTGGATTAGATATGTTAAATGAGCTTAAATATTTATTTTATCCTATTGCATTTTGTTTAATGTTATTAGGTTTAGTTGTAGCTATTGATATGTTTATTAATAATAATGTTAGTTGTCGAGCACCGGATATTCATCTTTAGTTATTTCACCATCTGTACTTGATTATTTGTTAAAAGAGAAGCCTAAACCCCTTCTC